GAATTGCACTATCACCAATTAACAATACCACGTATGCTGGTGGATCTCCTGGTACATTAAATACACAAATTACTTTGTCCACAACAAATGATTATCTAAGTCCTGTAGTTGATTTACAAGGTTCTTCTATCATTACTATTTCAAATAGAATAAACAGAGAAACACTTAATGGTGCTCTAGATTTAACTTCAGAACTTCTACCATCTGGAGGTAAACACTCTTGTTACATAACCAAGAAAGTATCATTGGAAAATGAATCTACATCAATAAAAGTTTTATTTGATGCTATTAGAACTGGAAATAATGATATCAAAGTCTTTGCTAAAATCAAAGGTGATAGTCAACTTGGATCATTTGATAATATGAGTTATATTGAAATTCCGGCTGTTTCTTATCCTGCTTCAGAAACAAATGTTCAATATCGCGCATTTGACTTTGAACTTAAAAATATAATTGAGTTCCAAGAATTTAGTATTAAGGTTGTAATGATAGGAAATGATCAAAGTAATGTTCCTAAAATTAAAAACTTTAGATCAATGGCGTTAGCAATTTAATGACTAAATTAAAAGTTGAAGGTCATCCAGACCTAATAAGAGATCCAAAATCTACTGCTGTGATAAACAACAGTAGACAAGATTATGAAGATTATATGAATAACTATAGAATTCGTAAGATGAAAAGTGATCGGATGGATTCTATGGAATCTGATATGAAAAATATCAAAAATGAATTAGATGAGATAAAGTCTCTCCTTTTAAGTTTAACTAATAGATAAATATTAAGGAGATCATATAAATAAAAACAAGTGGTAAACTCCTATGGCGGCTGTTCACAATCTTTATATTGACCAAGGTGCAGATTTTTCTGCGGATATTGGAATCTTCGATGATTTCAATACGGCTTGGGATTTGTCTGGATATACCGGCGCGGCTAAAATTAAAAAGTCATACTATAGTTCTACATCAACACCATTTGCAGTTTCTGTAAATGCTGCTGGAACTATAACATTAGCTCTAACAGCAGCTAATACATCAAATCTTTCAGAGGGGAGATATTTGTATGACGTTGTGATTACATCAGCTGGTGGAAGTAAGACCAGAGTCATAGAAGGTTTAGTAACTATAAACCCAGGAGTAACAACGTAACATGAACACCAAAGTTACAGTATCAAATCAACCTCAAGTAATCAAGGTCACATCTGGAGGAGTTAATACTCTTTCAAATTTATCTGACGTGAATTTTAATAATGCAACCGACGGCGCTCTTTTACAATATGATGCAGCAAGCAATACATGGATTGCTGAAAATGTTATTGAAAAAAGCGGTCTTAAAATAAACGGCGGCAACTTCTAATTCCCCAATAGGTATCAAAAAATGGCAACTATTTTAAAGATCAAAAGATCTAGTACTAACCCAACAGCAACCCCAGGAGCGCTTGGGCAAGGTGAACTTGCCTACGGTGAAGGTACTAGTACGTATACTGACGCGCAGAGTGCTTCAGTAACTTCTTTCGGTAAACTGTTTGTTGGTAGAGGAACCGAAACAAATGGTGAAGCCGCTAATATTGATATTATTGGTGGTAGATATTTCACCGATCTTTTAGATCATGGTCATGGAACAATCACTGCAAACTCTGCAGCAATTGTTGACTCTGCTAAAAAGGTCGATGAATGGAATGTAGATAATATTACGTTAAATGGAAATACAATTTCCACAACAAACTCAAATGGTGATCTCACAGTAGACACCAATGGAACTGGTGATGTAATTATTACCGGTGCTGCTACTCTAGGAACTAACACATTTAAAATCACTGATGGTTCAACTGACAGATTCGTAGTTGATTCATTCTCTGGTGCTATTGACATTACAACTCCATCGTTAAGTACTGCAGATACCGCATTAAACATTGGATCAACTTGGAATAATGCTGGTGCAACATTCTATGGTATTGATGTTGATGTAACCAATAGTGCTTCTGGTGCTAACTCCAGACTACTCAATCTATCCGTTGGTGGTGCAGATAAGTTTAATGTTGACTTATCCGGTACTGTTTACATGACCGGTAACATTGAATTTGCAAATGCTACTAATTTTTCTCTTCAAGATGATACTGCAGACGCATTCACAATCAAAGAAGGTACTAACAAGTACGTAGATATTGATACAACAAATGGTTCTGAGTTAATTACATTTGGAACTGGTAATGTTGATATTGATAACGATCTAAACATCGATGGTGGAGATCTAACCACTAACCAAACCACATTTAACTTACTAGAAACTAACGCTACTACCGTCAATGCATTCGGTACTGCTACCGCAATTGATGTTGGTGCTACTTCTGGTACGTTTACTTTAAACAACCCAACTTTAGTTGGTACTCAAACAACGCAGAACGTATTCAATGCAACTGCTACTACTGTCAATGCATTTGGTGATGCTTCTACACTAAACATTGGTGCAGCTGCTGGAACAACCACACTACGTTCTAGTACTTTAGTTGGTACTGAGACAACTCAAAATGTATTCAATACAACTGCTACTACAGTTAATGCATTTGGTGCAGCAAATACAATAAACCTTGGTAATGCATCTACAGAAGTTGACTTTGGTGATCTAAGAATTGTTGGATCAACCATCTATAGTGATAACAATAGTGCTCAAACTATTGTTATTGACCCATTCCCATCAGGTGGTGATTCTGGTGGTAACGTTGTTGTTCGTGGTAACTTGCAAGTTGCTGGTACTACTACAACGGTCAACTCCACCCAGATGACCATTAATGATCCTGTCTTCACTTTAGGAGATAGTATCAGTGAAAAGACTGTTACATCTGCAGCAAACAGTGGTCAAGCAAATGTTGTTCTTGACAGTGTAGATGGTCTAAATGTGGGTGACGTTGTTTCTGGAAATTCATCAGTTCCCAGTGCAACTACTATTGGTTCTATCAATACTGGAACTAAGACTATTACTCTTAGTGCAAACCTAACTAGTGGTATTGCAGCAAGTGCAAACGAAGCAGTCGTTACACTAACCTTTACACAAGGTGCTGACGATAACCAAGATCGTGGTATTGAATTTAAGTATTACAATGGTGGACTAAAACAAGGTTTCTTTGGATATGATGAGTCTGGGACTTCAGAGGGTGGTTCAACATCTTACTACTTCACATATATTCCAGATGCAACAAATACTTCACAAGTATTCTCTGGTACAGTTGGTAAAGCATACTTTGATACTGTAAAACTTGAAATGGGTACTAATAAAGGTATTCCATTTTTTGATCAATATAAGAGACTAACTAGAACAGATGCAGCAGGTACATCTGATGCTACTACTTCTTTTCAAATTCTAACTGTAAATTCAAGTGGTATTCCTCTTTGGACCACCACTTTGGATGGTGGAACATATTGATAAATAATTAAAATTATGAGGTAATTATGACACCTGAAGAAGCGAACAACTTAATGCAAGTAATGAATAATAGAATTAATCAATTAACACAACAAAATATGATTCTAGAATCTCGTGTTATGACATTAACTTCGGCTGTTGAAACATTGAATAAAAATAATGACACTGATGGTGGACTTAATTATGAAGAAAAACCATCAATAGAATAAAATAATGGCTAAACCAAATAGTAGATCAGAATTAAAAGAATTTTGTTTACGTAAACTGGGAAAACCGGTAATTGAAATTAATGTCGATGATGATCAAGTAGAAGATCTTATTGATGATACCATTCAACTTTTTCATGAACGGGTATATGATGGGGTGGAAAGAGTTTTTTTAAAGTATAAACTTACTGCAAATGATATATCTAACGGTAAGTCTAGAAATGCTCATACTACAACTACAGACACCAATTCTGGTGATAATCCATCAGTAACCGCTGGATCTTTTGTAGTTGGAGATAGTTATAAAATTACTAATGTCGGCACTACAAATTTTGTAAATATTGGTGCTAGTGAAAGTAAGGTAGGAATAATATTTACAGCTACAGGAGTTGGTACTGGTACTGGTACTGCATCCAAGAGTAGAACAATAGAGTTTGAAGAAGGTAGAGGTTATTTAACTGTGCCAGATCATGTTATTGGAATTGATAGTGTCTTATCAATTGCTAATACCTATGTCAATAATATGTTTGGTTTTAGATATCAATTTTTTCTAAATGATTTCTATAATTTTTATTCATATGATATTTTGAATTTAGAGATGACGATGCAATATATTTCAACAATAGAATTTTTATTAGAAGGTAAAAAACCAATAAGATACAACAAAGTTCAGAATAGGTTATATCTGGATATAGATTGGGGTAGAGTTGCAGCAAATGATTTTATAGTAATTGAATGTTATAGAGCCTTAGATCCAGTAATATTCACTAAATTATATAATGAAAGATTTGTCAAAGAATATTTGACTAGTCAAATAAAAAAACAGTGGGGTCAAAATTTGATTAAATTTAGTGGTATAAAAATGCCGGGTGGAGTTGAATTTAATGGACGACAATTATATGATGATGCAGTATCAGAACTAGATAAATTGGATCAAAAAATGTCCACTACTTACGAATTACCACCACTCGATATGGTAGGATGATATGGCTAAAAACGTTTATTTTTCAGGTGGAACAACTTCCGAACAAAGATTATATGAAGATTTAATTATTGAATCTTTAAAAATATATGGTCATGATGTTTATTATCTCCCAAGAGAAATTGTCCGGAAAGATAATTTATTCACGGAAGATGTTTTATCTAAGTTTGATGAAAACTATTTGATAGAAATGTATATTTCTAATTACGAAGGATTTGAGGGAGATGGATCACTCCTTACTAAATTTGGTGTAAGAATTGCTGATGAAGCTACATTTATTATTTCAAAAAGAAGATGGGAAGATTTAATTTCTTCTTCCAATAACTTAGTTTCTTCATTCAGACCAAATGAGGGAGATGCAATATATTTACCATTAACACAACAGTTATTCCAAATAAAATTTGTAGAACACGAAAAACCATTTAGACAACTAGATGCTATCCAAACTTATGGGTTAGTTGCTGAATTAATGGAGTATAGTGATGAAAGACTTGAAACTGGTGTTGATGAAATTGATAAGATACGAAGAGATGTTGGATATAGTCAAGTACTTAAACTTGCTAATGGTGGTATTGCAGATATCATCGTTACTAATGGAGGAACTGATTATTCATCAGGAACAACTATAACGTTTACTGGATCTGGAGCTAACGCAACCGCTACTCCAGTAATTACTAACGGAGTTATATCTGACATTTTAGTAACAGACCCAGGACAATTGTTTACAAGTTCTGATAATGTTGTATTTAATAATGTTGGTAGTGGTACATCTGCGGCCGCTTCAATAGTAGTAGGTAATCAAAATGATTTCAAATTTAACGAAATAGTTACTGGCACAAAAAATACTGCAAAAGCCTCATCGAGTATAACTTCTGGAAATGTTTCTTCTGTTACAATGACAGATTTTGGAATTGGATATACTGATGTACCCTTAGTGTCATTAAGTGCTCCTCCATCTGGAGGAACTCAAGCAACTGCAGTAGCTACATTGACTAATGGTAAAATAACTGGAATAACTGTAAATACCACTGGTAGTGGATATACTAGTAGTCCTATTGTAACTATTGCTGCATCACCATTAGATGCTCGTGGTAAAGTTGTAAGATTAGATGTTAAAAATAATGAGTTGGAATTAGTAGATGTTATTGGTAATTTTGCAGATAATGATATGATAAGAGGTAATGAAAGTGGAGCTATATGGACTATAAATACGTTTAGTTCAATTGAAAATACAAACGATCCAGAAGCAGAAAATAATTTCTTTGAAACTCAGGGAGATCTTATAATTGACTGGACCGAAGTAAATCCATTTGGAGAATATGGAGATAAAGGAGTATTCTAATGTTAGGAACACATTTTTACCACGAAATTATTCGTAAAACTATTATTGGGTTTGGTACATTATTCAATAATATTGAATTAAGGAGAACAGATTCATCAGGCAATATTGTACAGACAATCAAAGTACCTCTTGCATATGGACCCAGAGAAAAATTTCTCGCCAGAATAGATTCAGAACCACAATTAGATGGTAGGTCAGAAACACAGATTCAACTTCCCAGAATTTCTTTTGAAATGAAGGGTATAGCCTACGATCCATCCAGAAAATTAAGTCCAGTAAACATTTGCACTACACCAAAATCAGAAAATACTGAAGCTGTATATAGTCAATATTCACCAGTTCCATATAATGTTGATTTTGAACTTAATATACTTAGTAAAAACAATGATGATTCTGTTCAAATTTTAGAACAAATTCTTCCATATTTTCAACCAATATTTAATATTTCAATAAAATTAGTATCAACTA